ATCGTTAGACTTAGAAGCATACTCTGCGGCTGCACCTTGTAGTTTACCTTTGAGAAACTTAAGAGCTGGTACATTTGTATCTTTTAAACTTGTTTCTTTTTCAGAACCTAAAGGTGTAAATGCACCATTTATTAAGTCATTTATTTGTGGAGGTGTTATTAGGCCTTCTTTTATTAAAGGTTCAACATCATTATAAAACTCAACAACTGCTGCAAAGCTGGCATTTTTCATACCCATAGCTTCAAACTCAGCTTTTTTAGTAGCAATAATACCTGTTCTACCTAAGACATCATCAACAGTTGTTGCACCGGCAAAAGATGTAATTAACTCTTCTTGATCTGTGGCTTTGGATACAGCTTTAACTCTAGCTATACGGTCAGTATCCCATTGTTTAAGAATAAAATCTTCTGCTTTTTTAATTTCTGGGGCTAGATGTTTTGCAAACTGTCTATCAGAAAAAGATACACCATTATTATCTGCTGAGTACAGAACACCTCTAAGATAAACTCCACGTATTAGTCTAAGATATTCTTTTGCATCATCTATATCAGTAAACTCTTTTATAGTTCTATTTCCAACTACATCTAAATTTGTATTATTTGTTAAAGCTTCATATACACTTTGAGATCTTTGACCGTAATTTTTTAAATTTTGTTTAGCTTTTAAATTACTATTATACGCTTGAGTTCCAGCAATGGACTCATACTGTACCTGTCTAGCATCATACTTATCATCTGTGTTTGTAGCAGTATTAGCATCGTTACCAGCTTGAGCACCTAATATTTTTTCAGCTCCACGAGTAAATCTACGGTCATTATCAAGTTCATTCTCTTCACCGATAAGACCTTCGATTCTTCTCTTATCGTCCATGATATCGGCTAACTCAGCAGCTTGCTCACTTCTTGCTTGTAACTTCTGACCTATTTCGATACCACTTTTAGTAAGTGAAATTAAACTTCTGATTCTACTGTCTCGATTTTCTAGACGTTGTTTTTCGATAGCAATAGTATCTTCTATAAACTGTGAAAAATCAGCTATGTCAGCATCTATTGCTTTGTTTTTTGCTTCTGTTAAGTCAGGAGCAGTGGCCAAATAGTTATTGACCACGGGGCTTCTTCTTGCGGAATCTGTCATATCTTATAAGAATGGAGTAACTATGCCTGCAACCTGACTCGCAATACTTAACGCACCTGTTAGTCTATCTGTAGGAGGCATAAGTACAGGAGCTCCGTATGCAGCTGGTACACCAAGAGATTCTCTTGCTCTTGCATTTTGACTTAAGAACTTACGTTGAGCTTGTGTCTGAGCGTAAGCCATCTGACTACCAAAAGTATTACGTACTATACTATCGACCTGACTTTGTTTTTGCAGCAAGTCTACATATTGAGCTCTGCCAAATCTTCTTGATCTGCCACCCTCGTTGACTTTCTTCTTTGCAAAATATCGAGAAGCAGCGGTTTGTTTCGCACGTCTACCTCTTCCTTGTGTATATAATGCTTTGACATAAGCATCACTTACATCACGAGTAAAACCAAGAACATTTCTATTTAATGCTCTCTTGTAGCTTGTTTCTTTGTTGTAAAATTGTAAGGCTCTTTGATTAAACTTGGCCTCTTTTTCAATAGCCCGTTGTTTCGCTGCAAAGCGAGCACCGGCATTAGCGTCTACGCACACGGCAAAATTCTATAAATGTTACATTGTTTGGCCCATGTTTTAACTTACGTAAAAACTTGAAGCCTAGAAACTTTAGCAATCTAAGATGTGCTTCGTTTCGACTATCAACTATATTCCAGAGGAGTGACTCAGTACGGCTATCGACATACCGCTTGGCCTCTCTTGCAAATGTAATTGGGTATCGGTGAATCTCTGGAGTGCAAAGCATCCATATGTCACCATCTTTTCCTACTCCGGCCATGCCAGCAGTCTTGCCGTCAGGCACTGTAAAATACACGTAGGATGGGTTCTGAGACATCAGAAATGGAAGGGCGGTAGGATCTATCCCATGGCCTTCTTCGACCTCTCTGAGGTCATCTGGACGGAGATTAGAGGCCACTTCTGTAGCAGCCTCCAATGTGATTGGGTGTATATAATTAGACACGTTGATAAAATCTAGGTGAATAATCACCCTCCCAAGACAACGCACGTAGCGTAGCTGGAGCTGGGTGAGAAGATGTAAGTGTAATATCTACATTTGTGTTCTTTTCGTATACAGGTACAGTCTTAATAAACTCTTCGAGATATGGTGCATCTGAAGCATCATACTCATCAAGTTCTGTAGACTCGTATACTTCTGTGTAGTCTGGTTTACCTACACGTTCTAAGGTTGTTTCGTAAAGACCTATCTTTCCAAAGTGTAACTTTATTCTATGTAATACTAGGGATGAGTTTACATCAGCAGCAGTTTTTTCTCCTGATGCCTTAGTAGGATAGAAAGTAGGAAATTTAACTTGGTATGGATATATGTAACCTATTGTAAGTGTTACACCTGACCAGTTACCCGGTACAGTAAAGCTTGTGCCTGCTACCGTAGGTTTTGCGTAACGTCCAACTCGTGACGCACTGGTGTTTGTGTCAATCACTACTAAATCGTGATTAGGTGTGGTAACTGTATTCAACCAGCTAACACCGGTAAAGGTAGTTATATTCGTAGTTGAGTTAAAGCTGCCGCCGCTAACAGTAGTATGATTATCCACATGTAATAAGAAGTCGACATCATCTTGAGTTATGCTAGGGTCATTGTCAGCCTGTATAAGTCTGATGCTTTGTAGGTAGTAGTCACTATCTAAAAAGAAATACTCGTCATCTATGATAAAATGATATACCAAAGGATTATTGAGCTTCCATTTAAACCATGCAGCCTGCTGTCTTTTGTCAGCAACATTTAGATATTTGTATCCAAACACTATGTCGCTGCCTGTCTTACCAAGTAAAACTATAGAGTTTTCTCTTGAGTTAGTTAGTAAGTCTATATTTTTTGGTAGTAGTGTAGGTACAATTTTACTAACCTCTACTACGCTTGGTTCTCCTTCTCTAGCTACATTTGCCATTTCATTGAAACGGCTAAACTTATTAGAGTTATCGACATAAGCAACTGTAGTGCCTAGAGATATAGGAGCAATATCTTTATTATAATTAAATGTAGCTACACTTCGTAATTTAGCTGTATCTGGGTTAAGAACTGTATCGTCAGATGATAACAAGAACTGCTGATTTGTACTAAATACAAGTAAACCAGTATTGATTTCGATACCATCAAATAATTCTGAAGGAAACATAGATGCGGCAGATATATCAATAGGGTCGCTAGCTGATACTGTAAGAGCTGACTCTACAAAGAAGTCAGGAGTTCCTAATGTACCCGGCCTAGAAGTTATAACATTTTCCCCTGACAGTAATGCCAATCTATTACGAAAGAACAATACTTTATTGATACGCTGCCCTACAAATGTAGGTAGTGGGTTAGTTACATCATCACCTACCAATCTATCTTGATAAGTAAATTGTTTTACAGTAAACGTAGTTGTAGCTGTACGCTGTATTACAACGGGCATGTTAGTCAAAGACTTAGCTATACCCGGCTTTGCACACTCTGACCATGAGCCGTTGCCATCTCTATTGTTCTCTCCATCAAAACGTAGATAGTAGTCATCTTCATCTGCCATACGAGAGTTAGCAACTTTGACTATGTAACCATGCTTACATTGATTAGGAAGTTTAGTGACATCATTGACTGAACTCTGCATAACACGCATGAGATCTTCTTCAACTACCTCTACGTTAAATTCACTTGTACTGGATAGGTATAAACCTGTACCAATAATAGTTCCATTTACACCAGATGGTAAAGCTGATAATAAACCACCAAGAATAGTATCTGCTGTAACTGCTGTATCAGCATCAAAAGGTGTGGGAGCTGGTCTAAGTAGGCCATCACCATTACTACTTAATGTAGCTTTAACTTGTACTGTCTCTATCTCAGTTACAGTCACATCAATGTATGCTTGACCATCTGATGCACTAGCAGTACTTGCATGTGCTGGATGAACTCGAACAACGTCACCGACATCCCAGCCTTCTCCACCATGTAGTAACACACTTTCAATATTGTAGCTACATCTATAGTTTTGACCACCGGGGCCACTACTGCTAGCACTGTAGTTAGGACTAACACCTTGCTGTCCCAACGCTGTAACACGAAATGTTAAATTAGTTTTACCTGTTGTAAGAGTTGTACCACTACTATTTTTTACATGCACTATTCCAGTAGTAGATGCGTAACTACCAGCAGCTGTAGCAGCATAGACTTCAGTACCTATACCGGGGCAGTGACCTGAGCCATCGCCTTCGTCATAGCTATTGTCAGTAATTTTTATTTTAGTTGCTCGTTTGACTGTAGTCAAGTTACCAGTAGCACTTGAATCGTAAATATTTAAGCCATACTGTCTACCATTTTCTGTTCGTAATAACTCAACTAATGCGAAGTGAGGATCTGGTGTAGCATCTGTAGTTCCCGTTGTCCCAATGAGAGTGTTAGCATTAGTAGTATCACGGTTGGTAACAAAAGTCGTATCATTAATTGTAAGAGTTTGTATGTTCTCTGGGGTGCTGGTAGCTAGATAGTTTGTAATAGCTGTCTGACCACCTGTGCCATAAGCTGTAGTCATCAACTGACCATCTGTACAACGCCAGACTCTGACTTGGCCATCAGCAGCTATCTGTCCTATATATGATCCTTCTGTCTCGTCACGAAAGTAATGAAACCAAGAACCACCACTCTGTACACTAGACAGGGCATCAGTTCCAATTCGTTTACTACCCGGTCTTTTAAATAATCCTTTGGTTACATCTGGTATAGCGTTAACTACATCTGTTACCTGACCGGGAAATTTTAAGTTGTCAGGCTGTTCAGATATGCCTAACGAGTATTGTGGTATAGTTTGTGTTACGCCTGCCATTATCGTCTAAGGTTTCTCCAAGGTTGATAAGTTTGGTATGCAGATTCATCTTCAAAGCCGAACATGCTGTGGTCAGCTTGATTGCACTCATACTCTTGTAGTGCTGCTCTTGCTTGTTGCTCTTGTACTCCTAGCAATCTTACAAGTCCAGCGTTCGCAACAAGTTGTGTTGCTGCTGTTCTAGAAGCTCTGTATACAATATATCTTCTAAAAACAATAGGTAGATCTTCAAAGTTATATAATCTAACAATGTCTAGATCCAAGTCCTGTGTAAATACATCAGTGTGTTTAATTTTATCATACAAGAATCCATTGCGACGTACAAGGTCAAATGTTCTTCTTGCTTGATTATCATGTAAATCCATAGATAATATGTCATTACCTATAGCTATCTTACCGTTTGCATCTCTCGCAAAGGTTACATGGTTTTCTGTGTTAAAATGCCAACCCTCTGACTGAGTGTCTACGTTTGCGTCACGAAGAAGGTTAAATACAAAAGCCACTTCTGGGTTATCAAAGTTAAGAGTTGTTAGAGGTGCTTGTCCGATAGCTCCCAGTATAGAGTTCACTGCGGATAGTTCGGTATCGGTGTCAATAGTTGTGGTAGCCATAAGAAAAAAAGGGGAGCCGAAGCTCCCGTATAAAATATAAATTAGAAAGAACCGGGCTTTGTAGCTGTTCCAGCGAATAGCTCAACAGCAGCAGCAGGGTTAAGAGCATCTGCACCCATAGCTAGGCGACCTAAGATTACGTCACCTTGGTATACCACGGATATGTCTCCGCTTGTTACCTGTACTTGTGGGCCGATTGCTTCAACGCAAGCAGCAGCTTCTTTCTGGAAGATAAGTCCGCATGAGTTTTCAAAGTCGGAGTTACCATTACCATAAGAGTTAACAGTCTTAGTTGCAGATGAACCAGCTGTCTCGTCTTCCATAACAACTTCTGTGAAGCTGCCTGTGTTTCCGGGGTCTGTTACGCCGGGGTTTGTTGCAGAAGCTGTACCAAACTTAGTACCGAATCTACCAAAGAAAGGAATGTTCATTGACTTGTAGATGGTAATACCAGCTATTTCAATGATGCCGTTTCCGGACTGAATTGCATCTCCTCTCTCGTTACGGTTGATTAAGCCGTTTGACTCTACGTTCTGGATAAGTTCGTAGTACTGTCTTGGGTTAAGTACAGCTACTCTACCTTCGCCAGACACACCTTTCTCGTCGAGTGCAGCAGCTGCATCGTAGAAAGCGTTTACTAGCTTAACAGAATCGTAAGCATCAGAAGCTGCTGTTCCTGTTGAACCAACTCTGATCTGTGTTCCACCGGGCTCTACAAAGTTAGTCTTTGTGATTGGTGAAGCTTGTCTAGCAGCTTTAGTTATTGCTCTGAAGATCTTTCTGTCATACTTCTCTGCAAGAGCATAACCGATCTTTCTTGAGATCTCACCACGTAGGTCGTAGTGTGCTAGTGTCTCGTCTAGCTCATAGACAAATGCTGAACTGATGAGTAGGTCATCAACAGTCACTGTCTTTTCAGCTACTGGAGGTGCTCCATCGGAGTTACCTAGTATGCTGTTGCCGGGTGTGTGATACTCGGCTGTTGTTCTTCCTGTGAAGATAAACTGAACTGACTTACCATTTGTAAGTGTTCTCTTCATCACAAGGTCACGTGCTATCGTGTTCCTTTGGAAGCCTTTGAACATTTCTCCGGAAAACAATTTAAGGTATAACGCCCTCTTGTCTCCAGCTGAGTTCGATTGACCGGGACTAGTTATACTAGTGGTCAATGTGCTATTTTGTTGTGCCATTTCTAAGAATGATATTGATTTACTTTTCTCAGATCTGAAATTTTTTGGCCATTTTTTGTGGTCTATCCCACCGTCTAGACGGCTCAAGGTATCCAGCGTACTGGGCTCTCGCCAATAGAGATGGGAGGACTTGAACCTCCCTGTACGGCCTTAACCGATTACTCTTGTGTACTTAATGCCACGATATACGTAGGTTACAGTCATTGTACTCTCCATATACCAAGCCCCGTTCCATGCTTGGGTGTCATGCGTCCTGATTAGGATGAACGGACGTTATGCAAACATCCACGTATTAATTGTATATCTTAGAGTCCCGTTCTCTGGACAAGATACTTCATGTGGATGTGTATAAGTAGCAGGGAAAACTATTGCATCTCCCTGTTTTAGTTTTACTTTGTAATTTTGA